ATATTTTCTCTGAAAGCAGATCTCTTAGAATGGCAACCTCTAAAGAGATTACAACAACTATTCATAATATTATTCAAAACACTTCTCTCGGAAATGTTAATTACTTCGAAGTTGCTGCTGTTCTTCAAATTGATGCAGATCCAACAGATACAATTATCTACATTCCAGATACTAGCAAGTTTAAAACTAATGGTTTCTTATTAATTGGTAATGAAGTTGTCCAATACATGCGTAAGTTGGATGATCGTTTCTTAATGGTTCAAAGAGGTCAGAATAATACAACAGCACAATTCTGGCCAGCTGGCACTTTTATTAGACAAATTCCAGAACCAGTATCTATCGCTCCTGCAGGTGTTGTCTCTGTCTTCAGCGAAGCATCTGTCATTATGGTTGGTGCTGCGACTGGATTAGGTGATGATCAGAAAGGTCAAGATAGAATTCGTTACGAGCAATTACAATCTCCTCCAGTAACAATACAGAATACTCATAGAGATATAATTACTCAAGTACAAGTACAATCAAGTATTCAGTCTATATCCAACGTTAAAACTCAAGTTAGATATAGATTAGAAACTGGATTATCCACCATAAAATCTTTCAATACAAAACATAGTAAAACAAATATTACAAATACTATAGAATCTATACAATCAAATTTTGTAATTTCTAGAAATGCTACAGAAGTTTTATTATTCACACCACCTTCTGGTATTGTTGATGGTTATCAGGAGAGCGTATTCATTGCCGATCCGATTTCAACCAGACTAAATGGTTTTGTCGATCTTGATGATTCATATGAAGTTATCAAGAGAGATCTAACAAGTGTTTTTGTTGGCAATAGTGTATTTGGAGTAGATACTGAATATATCGGATCTTATGAAAGAACTAATGCTGGACATACAATTAGTCACTTTGATGGTATTTTTGATGATGGTGCATGTGATGCCTCTGGATTGACATTACAAGAGTTTAGCACATACTTCCCATCCATGACTATTAGAGACTTTACAGAAAGGAAAAATTCTAGTTATACTTTGACTGGTGCTAAATTTAATTTAATGTTACCATCAATTCAAAATCCTGTTGCCATCAGTTCTTCCTCGGGAACTATTGGTGGACCGATTGTTGTACAAGATACAACATATTTCCCCAACGAAGGTTACTTGTTTAGTAGTGGTGGTACTGTAATACAATATACTGGTAAAACGGATACATCATTCACTGGATGTACTTTGGTATCTGGTCCAGATGCTATTAATAATAATGATGAGTTGGTTCCATATTCAATTTTCTAAATATCGATATAAATATAAATAACTCAGGCACAAACACTACGTCGGAAAAAATCAATGGCTGCTATTATTTCAGACAAGTTTAGAATTTTTAATGCTAAACAATTTCTAGAGTCTCTTACGGAAGGAGCAAGTGAAACTAGTGATGATCGTACTAGGATGTACTTTTTCGTCGGACGCCCTCAATCATGGAGAGCATATTTAGAAGTATATGCTAAAGGTTCCATCAATTTTACAGTTGGTAATGAAGTATTTGTTGGAACATATGGTTCTACCGCTTTCCGTGCCACAGTTGCTGCCGTTTATGATAGTGCCCTTCTTCTAACCGACGTTTTTGGCAGCAACGGTATTAATTCAACTCCTCCTCTAGGCAGCACTTTGTTAGAAACTGCTGATGGAGGTTCGACGACAACTAGTGCGACTGCTAAGACTGGTGTTTATCGTTACGGAACAGAAGACATCCCACCTCTTCCTCTAGACAACCAGAGAGAAAAGATTTCTCTTTACGATGAGATCATTGCTGCTAAGCGTATTACTGATGCTTTTGCGAGAACAGTTATTCGTCGTTACAATTGGGATCTAGTTGCTAATCCTAAGTATGACATGTGGAAACCTGATTACTCTGCTACTCCTGGTGGCGGTGGTCAAGTAGGTAAGCAGACTGCAACAGGTCAAGATAGTATCTCTGATGCTAAGTTCTACGTAATGAACTCTGACTATGAAGTATTCAAATGCCTTTACAATGGTGAGGGTCCTGGCAACTTAACTGGTCAGAACGCAACTGAACAACCATCAACATCTGGTGCTAATTATAATGGAGCAACAGGAATTTACACAGAAACTTCTGGTGCTGGATACATCTGGAAGTACATGTACACCATGCCAACCGATGACGTTCTAAGATTCCTTTCTTCGGACTTCATGCCAATTGTTCTTCCTACTAACAATACTCGCGTTGCTGTTGCTGGTCTTGCTGTCGCAGGTTCTCTTGATGTCGCATTAATTGAAGATGCTGGATCTAATCTACCTGCTTCACAAACTCTTTACACTAGTGTAAAGGGTGATGGAACTGGTGGTGTTGTAGAATTAACTACTGATGGTAGTGGATCAATTACTGCTTCTAGAGTTGTTGTTCGTGGTAGTGGTTATACTTATGCCAACGTACTTTTAGGTAATGGAAACCTCTTCTCAGATCAAGGTCTAACAACTGGTGTAGCAACTCCTGCTAATGGAGTTGGTGCTATTGAAGTTATTCTTCCTCCTAGTGGTGGTCATGGTTCTGATCATGAGCAAGAACTAAATGGCAAGCGTGTGATGACTAACATCCGTTTGACTTACGCAGAAGGTTCTGGTGATTTCCCAGTTGATAACGATTTCCGTCGTATTGGAATTATCAAGGATCCATTTAACTGGGGCACTACCAATTATGCTACTGCTGATACCCTGTCTGGTTTAAAATCAATCAAGATTACTGGTGCTACTGCAGATTTCGTTCCTGATGAAATGATTTCTCAAACTGTAACAGGTGGTACTGCTAAGGGAACAGTTGTTTCATGGACTCTTGATTCTGGTTCAACCACAGATGGTGTTCTCAAATATATCCAGACAAATGATTCACACACAGATCAAGGTATTGTAAGAGCATTTGAAAGTAATGGTGCTAACGCAGTTTCAGGTGTTCTTTCCGCTTCTTCTGGTAATGTAGATACAGGTTATGCTGGCACTTTATTGGGTGTAACTTTTGCTTCTGGTCTAGCAGCACCAGAAATTGAGAACAACTCTGGTGAGGTTATTTACGTCGAGAACCGTCGTCTCATCACCCGTGCTCCAGACCAAATTGAAGATATTAAGCTAGTTATCGAATTCTGATTTAAATCATACATAATAAAGTCCCTCGATTAATCGGGGGATTTTTTTTATCTCTACTAAATACTAGGGACAAGATGCTAGTATTTGGCGGAGACCATGCCACAGAAGACTAACCTTAATGTAAGCCCTTATTATGAGGACTTTGATGTATCTAAGAATTTTTATAAAATTCTATTTCGTCCTGGATACTCAATTCAAGGTAGAGAGTTAACACAACTACAATCTATCTTACAAAATCAAGTAGAGAGTTTTGGAAAATATGCGTTTAAACAGGGAGACTTAGTGGTCCCTGGAGAGGTTGGTCTTAATACAAAATTAGACTATGTAAAACTATCTTCTGTATCAGAAGTAGCAATAAATGAAGGCGATAATATCGTTTATAAAAAATATGATATTTCTCAATTAATTGGTCTCCAAGTAAGAGGATTGAGTTCTGGTGTTCTTGCCACTGTTTTAGAATCAAAGTTAGCGACAGAAACTACTGCTGATACTTTATATGTTAATTATTTGAACAGTGGAGATTCTAATACAGAATCTACTTTCCGTCAAGGCGAAACATTAGAAGTTGTAGATGGTATCAATACTCCACTTCTTGTGGTAGGAACTGATGGAAGTGTTCTTCCTACAAGTATTAGTATAGTAAATCCAGATAATAATCAAACTATTTTTCTAGAAAGTCCTGCTATGGGATTTGCTTCTGCAGTTGAAGTAGAAGAAGGAATTTATTTTGTTAATGGGTATTTTGTCCGCAATGATAAACAAATTTTAGTTATTGATGATTATTATGATAGTCCATCCGCGAAAGTTGGATTTACGATTAAAGAAGAAATCGTAACTCCAGAAGAAGATGTAAGTTTATATGATAATTCTATTGGTTCATCAAACTATACTGCTCCAGGAGCACATAGATTAAAAATTAGTTTATCTTTATCTAAATTTAATCTTAATGCTGCCACGGACAAAAATTTTATTCAACTCATTACAACTCTTCGCGGGGAGGTACAGAGGAAAGTATCACAAACTAATTATAATTTAATCGAACAAACTCTTGCTCGTAGGACTTTTGATGAAAGTGGCGATTACATTGTTGATGATTTTTCTGTAGATATTAGAGAATACGCACAGAAAAATAACAATGGTGGTATCTATGCTTTAAATGAATTTGGAACTTATAATGGATTTACAGCAGCAGAAGCAGGTAGGAAAATGCTTGTTGGAATTGGACCAGGAAAAGCATACATCAAAGGATATGAAATTGTCAATAAAGAAACCAAGTATCTTGAGATTAATAAAGCGAGAGAAAGTCTAACAAGTGATAATATCAGATTAAAAGCAAGAGGACTACCAACTTATAGTATTACAAACACTTATGGAAGTGTTCCCCTTAATAAAGAAGGATCCGATCTAACTGCGTATCCTTTTATTAATCTCTATAGTGTGTTTAATGATGGTTCTGTTGGATTATCAAATACTGAAGATGATTCGGACCATAGACAAACTCTGAATAGAAGAGGAGAATATTTTAATTCGAATGATGCCATTAAAACTATAGTTTTAAATGTAACAAGCACTACTAGTCCATTAGCAAGTATTACAGATTCAACATTTGAAAATCTATTAGGAGATATCTATTTTATTAAAACCAGAGATCTTGCTGGCAATGCTACATCTGTAGGAAGTTTAAAAACTTTAGCATTTGCTAAAGTAAATAAACCACTTTACAATGCTGATCCTGCTATTAAATTTTTAGAACTTACCGTTGCTGGAAGTAAGGAAGATATTGAATTATTGATGCTCGAATATGATCCTGGTGATGCCAATTACGAAAGAAAACTATTCTACAATAATTCTGATGCATCAGTGGATCAAAATGCTATTGGATTTATTATTGATTATAGTGACACGGTAACACCTCTGATCGGAAGAGCAAAACCAAGTAACTTTTTCTTAAAAGAAAGGGGATCGGGATTTAATTCAGATACTGATATTATCCTTTCCAAAGGACGTTTGTCTGAAGGATCTCAAACATACAATGCTATTTTTGGTTTATCATATTTTGATCCAGAGTTTTATACTAAAATTTTATTAGATTCAATTCCAGAGTCGGGAACATTTGGTATTGGCAAATATGTATATGGTCTTTCAAGTGGAGCATATGGAGTTGTTGAAGGAGCTCCATCTGGAAAATATTCAATTGGCAGATTACTATTTGTCAAGACTCTTTCGGGAAGATTTAAATCTGGAGAAAGTTTAAGAGATGAAGATTCAAATAGTATAAAAATTGCAAAAGACAATACAATTTCTCATTTTGTAGTTGCTAATCGCGGTTTAGGATATGCCGATGGATCCAACCTTGTTATTAATGGTGTTGAGTATGACTCTTCTGTTGTTGATTTACAGCGCCTAGCGAATGGATCATTCTATTCTGCTTTAATTAATAATAAGAGTGCTTTATCAACTGAATACGCACAACCACCAGCAGTTACGATTAAGCAACCAGATGGTTCTGCTACTCCATCTCAAGGCGCAGCTGTTCTTGCTGTTCTCACTAGAAATTCGGTTACAACATATTCCCCTCAAAATGTTAAATCTTTAGCATCTGCTTTTGGGTCTGGTGGTGCTAACGTTTTTACTGCCGATGTGGTTATAGATGATCAAAAATATTCCGAAATTAATTCTGTTACAGAATATACATTCTTTGGAAGTAGAGGATATAATTTCATTGAATCTACCAGTTTTAATGCAGACGCCACAAATGCTTTACAGCAGGGAGATTTAATTCAATTCTCTGATGTTGATAATAATATTGTAAGAACAACAGTTCAATATGCTACTATAAAATCGGGACCACAAAAGTCCAGAATTTATCTGGACATGATGCTTCCTGGAGATGTTGTCAATACAAGTGTTGTTAGGTTGCGTCCCAAAGTTGAAAATTCAAGCAAGGGAACATTACTTTTCCCAACAGGCAGTAAGCAAGTTAAAAAGATTGTTTCTTCACCAGAAAATACAAACATAAAGTATTTCTTCCGTAGAGACTTTGTTACCACTGCTTCGTCTTCTGGTGGTATTATCAGTTTTGCAGCACAATTGGAATTTGGAACACAAAGATTTGCTGAATTTAGCGAAGAGAATTATATTATTACTGTCTTAGATCCTGGTGATGCTCCAAACATTTTAAAGGGCGACATTGTATATGTTGATAAAGATCGCGTAACAGTAACATCGTCTACCGATACTGTCAGTGGATTGACTGCTGGTAGTATTACATTTACACTTCCTTCAACTTATTTTGGAATTATTCCACAAAATGGATCATACCCCAAACTTAAATTGACAGCAACGGTTGAAGTTTCTAATGCAAAACCAAGACTAAAAACAGCAATCAAAAATAGAAGAATTGTCATTTCTTCTTCTGGCGATTCTGTAATTCCTTTGAGAGGAACTGACTATGATAGTGAAGTTATTGAAGTTATTTCATATTCTGATGCTTATAAACTCAACTATGTCTATGAAGGCAGTGCTACTCAACCACCCGATGTAGATTCTGCAGGTAATCTTGTTTCTGGAGTAGATGTAACTGATAGATTTACATTTGACAATGGTCAAAGAGATACAGTATATGATGTTTCTAGAATTGTTTTAAAACCTGGATATGAAGAAACCAGAGGTCAGTTAGTTGTATCATTTGATTATTTTGATCAGTCTCAGGGTGACTTCTGTACTATTGATAGTTATGTTCATGAAGCAGGAGTTACAGAGGATGAAATTCCATCTTTTAATTCATCTGTTCTAGGTACTGTTGATTTAAAAAATGTTATTGATTTCCGACCAAAAGTTGATTCTGCTAAAACAGTTGCTGGATTCCAAGATGAATCTTCATTATCAATTACAGTTGGATCTTTCTCTGGATCGGGTGCTGTAGTTGCTTCTACACCTGCTCCAGATAGCAATTTACAATATACATTATCGTTTAGTCAAATTCAATATCTAGATAGGATTGATGGTGTCTTCCTTAATAAAAAAGGTAACTTTATCGTAAAAGAAGGAAACTCTTCATTGAATCCATCTAAACCAGATCTAATTGAAGATGCGATTCCATTATTCTATGCTTATATTCCAGCATATACAAAGACTAGTAAAGACGTAAGAATCACACCAGTTGATAATCGTCGCTTTACAATGCGTGATATTGGTAAATTAGAAAAACGTATTGAAAGACTAGAATATTATACATCACTTAGTATTTTAGAGCAACAAGCTCTTAATATGCAGGTTAAAGATGAGATTGGTTTTGATAGATTTAAGTCTGGTTTCCTCGTAGATAATTTTGAAGCTCATAGGTCAGGAAATCTTTCATCAATTGATTATCAGTGCTCTATTGATTCACAACAATCTGTTTTAAGACCACAATCAAATGAAGACTCATTTATTTTAAAAGAGTTTAATACTAGAGAAGATCAAAGATTTGTCTCTGGTTATAAAAAATCTGGTGATATTATCACTTTACCATATACTTCCAATGAGTCTATTATTGGAAATAATTTTGCTTCGAAAACAATAAATCCAAATCCTTTTGTTGTCTTACAGTATGTTGGAGAATCAACTCTTTCTCCAAGCATTGATCAATGGTATGATAAATCAAAAGAACCAATTGTTGTAGATACAAATACTGATTTATATAAAATCTTTTTATCAAAAGTAAGTCTAAAAGAAAGTTTTGCTAGTTTACACAATTCTTTCATTATCAATTGGGTTGGTGCCGCTCCTTCATTTACATCAATTAATTCTCTTGGTGAAGTCAATAGTGTAGATTCTGAAAAAACTGTTGATATCGCATCAGTATCAAGTTCATCAAATATTAGTCCACAAAACAATGATACAGGAAAGGGAGTTCAAACAAAAACTGTAAGGGGCAACAAAGTTGCAACGTCTTTACAGTTCTATGCTCGTAGTGTTCCTATTAAGTTTACTGTTAATAGATTAAAACCAAACACAAGAGTTTATGTGTTTTTAGAGGGAAGAGATATTAGTGCTTGGGTTAATCCAGATTTAAGATTTACTGGAATTGCTGGTAATTCTCTTTCTGCTTTTGGTGGAGCGATCACAACAGATTCTAATGGTAATGCAAGTGGTTTAATTCTGCTTCCATCTGGTCATCCACCAAGAGAGAATACAACATGGACAAATGATGTCACTACGGTAGATTATGATACCTCAAGAGAAGCAGTAGAAATACTGACAGGACTTAAAACTTTTAGATTTACATCAAGTTCTACAAACGAAAGTAAATCAACAGTAGATACTTATGCAGAAGTTAAATACTATGCTACAGGTATCTTACCAGAAAATCCATCTGGTATTGTTTCAACAAAACCAGCATTCTTCAAGTCTAATGAAGGAATTCAATTTATCAACAGCAATACTGATAACCCAATTAGACCAAATCCACTTGCTCAAACATTTAAAGTAGAGAACTACAGTGGTGGATTATTTGTTACAGGTGTAGACTTATTTTTCAATAAAAAAAGTTCAAATATTCCCATTAAAACTTATATCACCAATGTTGATGCTGAAAAACCAGGAAAAAATATTATTCCTGGATCGGAAAAAGTTTTACTTCCATACACATATATCAGATTTTATACAAACGGTAACGTGTATGTTACTAGAGGTGAGAATGTAACTGGTTCTACATCTGCTGCTAGTGGTCCTATTCAAGCAATCATTGATAAAAATGGTACTGAGTTGGTTCCATCCTCTACTGGTAGATATCTATTGACCAATGAACAAGTCTACACTATGGTTCTCAGTAATCATAATGGAAGATCATTTAACCAAAATGAAACTCTAATTATCCCCTCCGTAACATTAGCAAACAATACTGAAGCAACTGGTTCGGTATTGACAATTGCTAAAGACAGTGGAAAATTATCAGATATTAAAATTATCAATACTGGCGCTAATTATGATAGCGCAATCATCACAATTGAAAGTCCTCAATTGCCAGGTGGATCAATTGCTACTGCTACTGTAGAAGTTTCTAATGGAAAAGTTTATAATGCAGAAATTACTTTGAACGGATTTGGTTATACCGAAGCACCATCTGTAGTCATCAGAGGTGTTGGTAATGGCGCTGGAGGATGCTTGATTGAAACTAGTATTGATATCGATACACCTGCTGTTAGAATGGGCGTAGCAGTCGATTCTGAGGGTGTTACAGAGTCAACTACACCAACTCATTTTGCTTTTGACTATCCAGTATATTTACAGAATGATACAGAATATGCTCTTGTAGTTGAAACAGATTCTGTTGATTACTACATGTGGGTTTCTAGACTTGGTGAAACAGATCTTTCTACGAGTACGATAATTACTACTCAACCATCTCTTGGTTCTGTGTATAGATCTCAAAATACTGAGAGTTGGACTGAAGATAATTTTGAAGATATTAAATTTACATTATACAAAGCAGAGTTTGATATTTCTAGAGATGCCGAATTAATTCTTGTAAATGAAGATACTGGTTATGAACTATTAGATAATAATCCATTCCAAACAAATGCTACTGCTAACACACAAGCGACTTCTAAATTGTTTGGCAATAATAATTATATCATTAATGTAAATCATAGAGATCATGGATTTGAAGATTCTGGAAACTCTTATGTATTCTATAGAACTGCAAAAGAAACTGGAGGTGTTACTGCATCTGTTCTGAATGATTCTTTATTCCAAATTAAAAACAGTGGTATAGACACTTATAATATTACATCTGCTGTTTCTGCTACTGGTAATATCAATGGAGGTGGAAATAGTGTTTATGCTTCATATAATAGAAAATTTGAAGTTCTTTATCCACAACTTCAATATCTATCATTTAGTGATACCAGCATTAAAACAACGGTCAAAACCACAAATATTGTTCCCGTAGATTCAGACACATCTAATTACACTTCATATTCTCAGACAGCATATGAAAAGACATTCTTGAATGAACCACATTTCTTTGATAATCAAAAAGTAATTGCTTCACAGATTAATCAAACTTTGAATAATATCGATGGATCATTATTATACAAATTATCCCTTTCTTCATCATCAACAGATGTATCTCCAGTTATAGATCTTTCTTCCAGTAGCGTAAAATTAGTTTCCAACAGAATTGAAAATGCGTTTGGTCAAGAAGATAGGTATGGAAGAAGAGATCAAATAATCAAATTCTTCCCAGTATATAAATTTGAAATTTCTGGTCCTGTTGGAGTACAAATTCAACAAAATCAATCTGTTGAAGGATACAATTCAAACGCTGTTGGTTTTATAGCACGTATGGATGGTAGCACAGCATATGTTATATTAAAAACAACACAATTATTCCAAAGAGGAGAAAGATTGTCTCTTGGCAATCAACCAACATTAGTCGAAGATGTCAATGGAGAAGATTTACCTGCTTCTACAGTAAGTACAAATCCAACTCAAGTATTTACTAATATTGCTGATGCTGAAATTATTGTAGCACGAAATCCTTCTATTATTTTAGAAACATATGATAATATTATCACTGGTAAAACTGTTATTTGGAATAATAAAACACAAGAATTAACCGTAAGAGTTGATACTCAACCAATTGCTGATGATTTTACTGGAAGAATACAAGATAATGATGCGTTTAACAGAAACTCTGTTGTGAATGATCAAATAGCTGACATTTTTAGAGTAGGTGATATTGTTAAGTATGCAAGTCAATCCGATGAAGATGCTAGACTTCTAGAAATTCAATCAATTTCTTATACTTCTGGTGTTAATTATGTTTCTGATAACACATCAAAAAATAGTTCTTCGGTAGCAAAATATGTTACAAGAGAAGTATCTATTAGTAATCCAGGAACAGCAATCGATGTACATTTGACTCTCAATGTAAAAGATATAAGAGATGTAGAAGTTTTATATAAGTATAAGAAATCTTCTAGTCAAGAAAATTTTGATGATCTTGAGTGGATTTATTTTAATGATAATGGTCAACCTGATTCATTAGAAATTGCTAATTCCGAAAACACTATTTCAGGAATTGTTGAAAGACAATCTTCATATCAAGATATTACATATAGTGTTGCTGACCTTCCAGAGTTTTCATCGTTTGCTATAAAAATCGTTATGAAAGGAACTGACCCTGTATATGTTCCTAAGATTCAAGATATTCGTGCTGTTGCTGCTTTCTAATTTCCGCATATGACTTACATCAAAGTAAAGGGGCATGATGGTCTCGTTAGGGACGAGACCACAGGTGCTATCTTGAATCGTAACGATTCTGCTATAGAAGCAAGACGTAAACAAAGACAATTAAATTCCGCGTTGGACGACATAAATATGTTGAAGGATGAAATCTCTGAAATTAAATCCCTACTTAGAGAGTTAGTAAAAAATGCCAGCAATTAACGTCACAAGAACTGATACTTTTGAAATTCAAAGGCAGAAGATCAACCAGATTGGTGATCAAATTTTCAGTATCTCTCAAGGCGGTAGCGATCTTGCTACTGGCAATTTGAAGTTGGGAGATGGAACTAGAACTGCTCCATCACTAGCATTTACTTCAGATGCTTCTCTTGGTATTTACAAACCAGACAGTTCTACATTAGGATATGTTGCTTCTGGTAAAAAATTAATTGATATTTCAAGTGAAAATTTCACAACATACAAAGATTTTTATATTAGAAAAAATATTCTAACTGCTGGCGGATTATCTTTTTTGGATTATGGATCAAATTATGATCCAGGAACTTACACATCAGTTCCTTTGTTTGGAGGAACTGGAAGTGGAGCAACTGCTACTGTAGTAGTAACCGAATATATTGGAAACGTAACTTCTCCTGGAGTGGGATATACACCAGGATCTTATTCTGGCATAGCGTTATCTGGTGGAAATGGTATTAATGCAGTTGCTTCATTTGAAGTTGAGGGCATTGATGGAGACATTACCAATCCTGGATCTGGGTATCAAGTAGGGTCATATAGCAATATATTACTATCTGGTGGTTCTGGAACTGGTGCTAGAGCAGATGTTAATATTTCTGGAACAACCACACTTTCTGGTTCTATAACAAATCCTGGATCTAATTACACCGATGGAGTATATTCTGGTGTTCCTTTATTTAATGTTCCAACACAAACTTTTGTAGTTTCCACAGTAGCAAATCCAGGAACACCACCACCAAATTTTATTTACACTATTGATGGCGCAAATAATCCATCTTTAAATTTAAATTATGGAAATACTTATAGATTTGATCTTTCCGATTCTTCTCTATCAGGACATCCATTTGCTTTTAAAGATTCCATTGGAAATACATTACCATCAACTTTCCTAGTAAGCACTGTTGGAACACCTGGGACAGCGGGAGCATTTATAGATTTAATTATTTTTCCAGAGTCAGTAGAAACAACAATAGAGTATTACTGCACTATACACGATGGAATGGGAAACACCATCAATCTTACTCAAGGTTCTATTGGAGAATATGGATATTTTGCAACTGCAGATATTGAAATTATATCTGGATCTATATCTTCATTCAATTTTGGAAATAATGGTAATAGATATAAATTAGGAGATCAAATTTCTGCCTTATCTATTGACGTTGGTGGAACTGGATCTGATTTTGTATTTACTATTTCTGGAGTTACTCAGGAAGGAACAGTTACTTCTGTAAATATTACCAATAATGGATCTGGTTATTTAAAGGATGATGTTCTTTCTATTGATGTAGCAAATTCTATTTTTAATAGTTATGGGTCAAATTTTTCATATACTGTTACTACAGATCCTCTTACTGTATCGCAATTTGATTTTACTGCAAAGGGAACTGGATATCAATCTGGAGATGTTCTAGAATTACCTGGACCAGTTACAGGAGTTTCTGTAGATCTTCCTGGTAGAATAGATAACGTCAATACTACCTTGAGCACTGCTTCCACTCAAATTACAGTTGGTGATACAACAGGAATTCTACAAGGAATGATTGTTGAAAATGGTGGAGCAGACGTTGGATTCTTGGCGCAATTCACCACCGTTGCCAGTGTTGATAGTTCTACCCAGATTACACTTTCTGCCAATCCAATCAGTGATGGTGCAGCTTCTCTTTCTTTTAGAACAACCAGCTTAAATTCATTTACAGTTGCCGATTCTACTGGAATACAATCTGGTTTTATTGTAACCGTTGTTTCTGGAGATGGACAGTTACAAAATGCTAGTGTTTTGTCAGTTGCTGGAAATTTAATTACTCTAAATACAACTCCAACATTTCCAGGGTCATCTGTGTTGGATTTTACTCCAACATATGGTATTCCAACAACAGAATTCCAATATACAATTGGAGATTTGGGAGTTATTGAAGAATTTACATTAACATCTTTTGGTAGTGGATATTCAGAGAATGATCTTCTTACTATCAATGCTTCTAACTTATCCCAACCCATAACATATCCAGTTACGGTAAGACCTCTCAAAAAAATTAGTTTTTTAAATACCGTTTCTACAGCAGATTTTTCTATTGGAGATCAAATAAAACTTGTTGATGGAGAAATTTTAAGTGTTCCTGCTTTAACCGCATCAACTCTTATTGATATTGGATCTTCATATACCAATGTTTCTTCTTCAACTTCTGGAAATGGTATTGGAGCTACTTTTGATATAATCAGAGATTCTCAAGATGGCACACCTTTTGTTACTGTAAATTCTTCTGGTAGATTTTATGCTGATGGAGATACTGTAACAATATCTGGATCTCTGGTTGGCGGATCTAGTCCAACTGATGATATTATTTTCGTATTATCTTCGAATGATATATCTTCTAGCACAACTGCTGAAATTTATGATATTTTCAGTTCTTCTGGAAATATTGATTTTATGTTTGTAGATGCCGCTTCGGTTTATGCAACAGAAGAAATTGTAAATACAACTACAAGTCCGTTTACACCATATACAATCGATACAGAATTAGATGTAGATAAGTTTTTTATTGATGTTGGGTCTGGACCATCTTTACATCCAGACATAACAGTATATTCTGGGAATAATTATATATTTGATTTTTCTGACGGATCAAATACAGGACATACTTTTTCTCTTAGCAAATATAGAGATGGTGTTTGGAGTCCTAGTTATATTGAAAATGTATCTTCTGTTGCCGATATAACTTCCACTACACTAACTGTTGCCGATACAACAGGAATTCTTCCAGGAATGGCAATTACTGTTCTTGCTGGATCAGTTGGAAATTTAGTAGCAGGAACTTTTGTTGAAAGTGTAGATAGTGCTACTACTATTACTATTTCAGCGTTACCATTATCTAATGGAGATATTTCTCTAGATTTTTATGGAACCGAATATACTGAAGGAGTAACAAGAACTTCAACAAGTCTTCAGATATTAGTTACTGATTTAACAGAATCACCACTATATTATTACTGCGCCAATCACGAAGATGAGGCAGGAGAAGATAACTTAGAATCTACACTGACATTGGATACAAACAATCCTAAAATTTTCGGTAGCGGATTTTCTGTAAGAGCTTCTCAAATATCAACTACAGATTTATTATCATATCAATTTAACACAGAAAAATTTGCAACAAATGATATTGAGTGTGAAGACATTGATTCGAATACTGGATCTATTGATTCTTTAACATCTGTTTCTATTTCATCAAATTCACTACTAACGTCTACTATCACAGGATCTGCTGGCGTATTAAATTTGTCAGCAACAACTGCAAACTTAAGTGGATCTTTTAATATTGGATCTTCGGCACAAGTTCAAATAAGTGGATTAACAGGTAATATTACAACATCAGGAATACTAAAAACAACAGACTCATTAAATGTAAATGATGCTTTGATAGTCACGGATAATAATATTGCTTCCACATCTGGAAACAATATTTTATTAACACCTGCAACTGGAAGAGTAACCAAAGTCAATACCAACACTGCTCTTACAATTCCTGCTGGTTCCACAAATGATAGACCTGCTGCTGGAGTTGTAGAAAATGGATCTATCAGATACAACACTGATACGGGACAGTATGAAGGATATAGTGCTTCTACGACATCATGGTCTTCTCTTGGTGGTGTAAGAGACCTTGACGGCAATACTTACATTGCTGCTGAGGCATCTATCGGTGCTAATGACAATACATTATACTTTTATAATGATGGCAACAATAGTGTAAGTGTTACTCCAAGTTACTTGCAGTTTGTAGATGTCAAAAAGATTAGATCTGTAAATACCACAGCTCCAGCATACACAGATTACACTACCAACACTCAGGTAACTCTAGGTCAGTATCTGAAGTATCAAAATAACATTTATGAGGTAACTGTAGCAGGTCAAACTGGAACTTCTGGTAACGAACCAACACATACTACTGGAGCAGCAACAAACGGAACTGCTGAACTAACTTGGTATACTACTGCTATTGCTCCATTAACATTTGAGGAAGTATCAGAAGTTAGAATTGATCCTCTTGGATTTACAGATCTGGTTGTCAATGCAGAACTAAGATTCTCTACTAATGTTATTTCTACAGATCTCAATGATCTTATTATTCAACCAAATAGTGGCAAAAAGGTAACAATTGATGCAGAAACATCTCTTGTTATTCCTGTTGGAGACAACAACCAAAGAGGTGTAGCATTACAGGGTTCTATCAGATATAACACTGATATTTCTCAGTATGAAGGTTATGATGGATCCAATTGGACTTCATTGGGTGGAGTCAAGGATGTAGATGGTAATACTTACATTATTCCAGAGACAGCACCTGGAGCAAATGAAAATATCCTCTACTTCTATAATGATGGTATCAATACAATGCGCCTCAGCGCAAATGCTTTAGATTTTACAAACATTGATGCGATCACATCTCAGAATAATAACTTAGACATTGAAGCACAGACAGTTACATTCAACTCTCTTTCTGCTACCATTGATACTTCTGGAACTTCTACATTCATTTCAACCACCAAAGATAATCTAGATCTTGGTCTTGCTGTTGGATTGAATGTTGATCCTCTTTTGAGATTAGATATCAACGGCGATATCTATCTAAACAAAGCATTTGGAACTGGTTCATTTGACGGTCTAAAACTATTCAACAGTGATCTATCAATATTTGAATTGGCAGATCTAGCAATTTCAACCAGTGATATTGGACTTATCAAAGGTGGAACAAATGCTGGTGCTGCTACTCTATATGATCCAGCATCTCAGAGTGGTGCTAGAGTTTCTGTTTCTGTTGTCAATCAAACAACTGGCGATAAAGAAATGATTGAATATCAAGTCATTGATAAGGGATCAGACATTTATCATACAGAAATTGGTAACCTCAAGACAGGAGCAAATCAAGTTACTTCTGTATTTGATTTTGATGCTAACAATAATGTCAGAGTAACATTCACCCTGGATGATAATCTGACTGTTGGTGATGTTGTAAATATTACTGTAGTTAAAAACATCTTCAAGAACTAACCATGGCAGTCAATCTTAAAACTTACGATTCAGTTGGCGGATTTTCTGTCAACAATACAACTGTAGTCAATGAACTACAAGATCTAAAAAATGTAAACTCTTTAGAAGTAAAAAATAGTTACTTCTCTGACGCAACGACTACAAAATATATCATGAGAGGAACTAATACAGCAGTTCTTGGTGTCGATGATGTTGGAACTCAAATTATTCTTCCATCATCTACAATTAGTTTTATTACAGCACATATCGTTGGAGTAAACGATAGTGGTGGTGGTAGCATTTCTAAGAAAATTGAAAGTGCTGTCACATGTTCTGCTGCTGGAGACGTTCAGGTTCTTTCTTCGCTAGAAACTATCATCAAAGATAGTGTTCCAACTGGCGAAACTTGGTCTTCTACAACATTTGATGGTGGAGCAGCAAATAGATTTTCATATTCAGTCACCAGAGCAGGAACTACGCAAGAAATCGGTTGGGTAGCGTCAGTTGAAGTTGTCTCCATTGCCTGGTGATAACACTAAATAGATAAAGGTTATAACTAGGCGGAGCACCGTAGTAAGATGAGTTTTCAGTTTAACTCGGATAGAGAAAAAATCAGTGGTGTAAATCCACAGATAATTGGAAGCAACGAAACTACTATAAGAATTGGTAGTGGTTCTAGCGAAAAAGAAGTTCTTAGAACTCAGCTAGATCCAGTTACTGGTTTGCCTCGCGTTGGTATTAACAGAACTGGAAGACGAGTTGAAAGTATCCGAATAAATGAAAATCAAGGTGGTTCTGGATATACCCTTGTTCCTGATGTAGATCTAAGTGCTCCAGATCTAACAGGTGGTATTCAAGCTCTTGCTTCTGCTGTAATCAACAATGGTTCGGTTGTTGCTATTATTGTTGATAATCCTGGTGATGGTTATACTAGTGCTCCAACTGTAACTATTACTGGTGGTAACGGATCAGGTGCTGCTGCTACTGCAGTTCTAGATACTGTTGATTTTGAACTTGATATCAATGGTGCTATCAGAACATCAACGTCTATCATTTCTGATACTGCAAGAATTCTAAACCTTGATATCGATAACTTTGTTACTCCAGATGCAGACCTAAGAGCTCCATACCTAAAGACTTGGGCGAATGGTACTGGTATTCCCTGGGTTCCAAATGTCATTCTTCAAAAAGGAGAATATAGATATTTCGGATCAAATATCTACGAATCCCAAAACTCGGGACAGACTGGAACAACTGGACCAGAGCATACAGATGGTATTGAACTAAATGGAGAAGTTGAGTTTCTCCACATTGGTTATAGAGTAGATGATACTAATGCAGTCCATTATGGACTAACAGGAGACAGTGGTGCTTTCCCACGTTCCATCACTCCACAGTTGGGTGACAGATCAAATAAGATTGCTACTACAGAATACGTCCTAAACCTAGCAACGAATGACGTTGGTGGTCGTATCTATGTTTCTCAGCAGATTGGTAGCGATACAAACGATGGTCGTTCGGCAGTTGCTCCAGTAAGAACAATCAAAAAAGCATGTCAACTTGCATGGCAAACTCCTGGTGTAAAAGAAACTGTTATTGTTTCTGGAGGTGATTATGTAGAAGATAACCCAATTTCAATCCCGCCAGATGCTTCTATTGTTGGTGATAACCTTCGTTTAGTTATTGTTAGACCAGCAAATCCCCGTAAACACATGTTTAAGTTTGGGGATAAAAATTATATAACTGGACTTACATTTAGAGATCAGATTGATAGTGCTGGCGATCCCGTGGCAACATGGGACTTTGCTATGGTATTCGATGACAAGCAAAGAATTTACTATGATGCTACAACAGGTGGAGACTTTGAAAGAGACTTCCCAGTAGGACATCAGATCTTTGGTCCAAACAGAATTAGAGTTTCTTTCCAGACAAACACTGGTCTAGATCAACTCACTGCTGGTCTTCCAATTCGCGGTGTAAACAGTGGCGCTACTGCTACTCTATCTAGTGTTTCGTTTACAACAACTACGGGAGCAAATGCTTATGTTGGTGGAACAGTAGATGCTGATATAACAAGCGGTTCTTTTAATACTGGCGAAACATTCCAGTATGGTGGAACAGGAACTGTCAGATGGGAACCATCAACAGCATACACATTAGGGCAGGTAGTATGGGCGAATGATTATGTTTATACCGTAACTGTTGCTGGAACATCTGGAACTACTCCACCAGTTCATTCTGTTGGTGCTGCTACAAATGGCACAGTAGAATTTACATTCCTAAGAGCTGCTTATGAGTTTGTATCTACTGATATTAGATCAATTAGAGCAGAGGGCGAAGTTGTATCAGTAAATGAAGATCTTACTACAACTTTACCTATTGTAAGAATTGACTTCTCACAACAAGGAACTCCTGAAGTTGCTACTGGGGGATTCCAAGAAGATCAATTTGGTAGCGCAGAAGATCTTGGCGGTATTGTATTCTACACCAATGCTCTTGTAGGTAGACAGAACACCCATGATTTCAAACCAGGACAAGAGATCACCATTTCTGGTTTGCCAACATCAAGTCCAGATCTTTCTTTCCTCAATGGTAAGCAAAGAATTTACAAAATTTTCGATGATGCTGACGGTAGATCAAGAAGATTTGTAATTCCTAAAAAAGTTCCTTCTCTATCAGATTCAAACTTTGATCCAGGGCAGTTTGCCACTGTAGCATCACATGAGAAGTCAATTACAATTTCACTTCTCAACTCACCAAACTCCTTCCCAATTGCAACACCTGTTGATAGAAGATATCAAGATGCTTGCTTACTTATTAGAAACAACATTGACTTTATCACTGATGAAGTCTATCTAAGATTAGTAGATGAATTCCCCAATCTAGTTGTTCCTGGTGGTCCTACGAAGTGCCGTAGAGACATCGGACACTTCATCAATGCTATTGTTCGTGATCTTCAGTATGGAAGCAACTACAATGTTATTGAGGCAGCAGAATACTATATTCAGGGCACACAAATTGGATATGTAGATACTGAAATTATTGAGACGGTAAGAGCATTTGAGTATGCCAGAGAACTCTGTATCTACGCAATGCGTAACTGGAGAACTGGTAATGGAACACCAGTTGATCCTGTATATACCCCACAGTATTCTTCTGTAACCAGATACTTTGATCCTACAGTTATTAATGATGTAGCATCACCAGCTTGTGCTAACGTAGCATCTGCTATCAACACACTAGCATATCTCTTTGTTGATGTTCTAGCAAACAATGCGTCTGGAACTGTTCTAGATGCTGCTTATCTTATTGCTAGAAACGAAACCTTCATTGCTGAGGAAGCATTAGGTCTCGCAGAAGCAGAATATCCTTCTCTCGGTCTTTCGGTTGATGATCAAACTAAGTGTAAGCGTGATATCGGATATATCCTAGAAGGACTTATTAGAGACCTTGTATTAGGTGGTAATGCTGGTATTGTGAATGCTGCTGAGTTTTATTTCACAGGGGCAGAACTCACAGGTATTCCACAGAGCGAACTTGGACCAACAATCTACGCATTCTCCAAAGTAAAAGAACTTGCCATCTTGGCAATGCGTAATTGGAAGACTGGTGATGGAACTGGTCCTGTTTATACTCCATTATATTCAGCAACTCCACTATTCACAGACAATACTATTCTAGTTGATGCTTCAACTCCTATCTGTGCTGGTGTTGAAAGTGCTATCAATACAGAGATGGCACTTCTAGAAGATATCCTAGATGGAACAATAGCACCTGGAGCAACAACCAGAACATACGGAACTCTATACGATACTTCCAATATCATCTCATATCCTGATGGAACGATCTATGATGCTGATAATAAGGTAGTAACCGTAAGAGCAGATTACGATGATTATCCAATCATTGAGGCATCTCCATACACTCAAAACTCCTCTATCATCTCGTTCCTTGGTGGTGGTGGTGCTCTAATTGATGGTTCTAAGGTCAAGCAACCAAACTGTCCTTTCCCTGGTCTAGAACTTGACGGTTCGGCAACATTCCCAAATCAGGGTAAATCAATGGTTGCCGCAGCATTCACCATTGTATCCTTTGGAGGAACAGGTTATAAGGTTATCAACGATGGTTATACTCAGTTGGTTTCTGTCTTCGTTATCTTCTGTGCTGATGGTGTTCTAGCAGAGACTGGTGGTTATGCTTCTATCACTAACTCAGCAACTAACTTCGGTATTTTTGCTCTCAGAGCAACTGGTTATAGAGAAGAAGCATACTCGTTTGATGCTGGAACGATTACCAATGTTTCTCAAACACCAACAGGTAGAACAATTTTTACAGTTGATGGTCTTGGTAGAGAACCACTAGAACATTATGTTGTCAAGATTGATGGTTATAGCAATTCCAATCCAGACATTGAGTATTTTGTAGAAACTGTTGGTGCTGTAACGGTTGGACCTCCTTTCTCAGCACAGCTAACAATTGATGACGGACAAGGAAGTCCTGGTTCATTCATTGATGATAGCACTGGTAATGCTGTATCAACAAACATTGGCACATTCTCTGGTGCTACTCTAAGATTACATAGACCATCAATCGTCAATAGCTCATCACATACTTGGGAATTTGCTGGTTCTGGAACTAACTACAATGCTCTACCAGAAAACGGTGGAACTAAGATTACAGCAAATGAACAAGTATCTCAAAATTATGGTCGTGTATATTGCTCTGGAACAGACGAACTTGGAGACTTCAAGGTTGGAACGTTCGCACAGATCGAGAACAGAACTGGTGCTATTACCTTTACTGGAACGGTTACCATCTCTGAGGTTGAGTTCCTCAAACTGAAGGGTGGTGATATTGTTGTTACTGGATTCTCTGCTGATAATACCCTTGGTGGCGCACAATCTTCCGATTCACTACTACCAACTCAAAAGGCAGTCAAGGATTATATCACAAATAACCTTGGACCATACATCAACAAACCATACTCCACCAATGCTGTTCCTAGAGCACTGGTTGAACTTACCGATTCTGGCAAGATCTCAGTAGATCAAATCCCAGCACTCAGACCTTTCCAAGTTTATACTGTTGCAGATGAAGCAGAAAGAACTTCTATTGAAGGAGCACTTGCTGGTGACATCGCAATTCAGCAAGATACTTCTACATCATTCATTCTGAATAATGATAATGATAGTTTGTTCTTAGCATTTGGTGTTGATACAAACTTAGCATTTAATACTGGGGATATCTTTACTGGCAGTGTAACAGGCGGTCAGATTCAAGCAACTGAGTATAGAGAGGGTGTCCTCTATCAAATCAATCTAACTGCTGGTGGTTCTGGTTACACAACTCCACCAACTGTTACCATTTCTGGTGGTAATCCACAACCAGGAGCAGTTCAAGCATCTGCTGTAACTACAATTGCCAACGGTCAAGTTGTAACTATCGAGATCGTAGATTTCAATGGTTATCTTGGCGGTAAGGGATACACCACTCCACCATCTATCACAATTACTGGTGATGGTAATGGTGCTACTGCCAACGGTCTAATCGAAAGCAGACTCTATGGCGATATCGTCAATAATATCAAGATTGTTGATACAGACGATATCGATGACAGCACTGCTGATCCAAACACTAATACTGTAAATCTAAGCAGAGTTGTCAATACCTCTTCGTTTGATAATAATAACTGGGTATCACTATCATCCAACCAGATTGCGGCAACTGATATCACATCAGGTGTTATCGAGACCGATAGGCTAGCAAGTGGTGGAGCCGCTAACTCCTTCACATTCCTAAGGGGAGATCAGAACTTTGCTCTGGCATTACAATCTCTCAAGGGAGCAGAAACCAGATACTTTGCTATCCTAACGGCAGACGCAAATACTGGTAGCGACCAGATGCAGTTTGCCAGCAATGGTGATGTTCTTGTAGGACATGATGTTGTTGCCAGTGTCACTGGTATTCAAGCAAACACTACTATCTCAGGAGTTCTAACTGCTGCTGGAACTACTACAATCACTCTAAGCTCTGCTCTTACCGCAACAATTCCAGCAGGATCTGTTATTGAGTTTGCTAGGGGTGCTTCTCCACTTGTTCTAGAATCTACCTTCACTGCTGGTGGATTTATTGATGATGTAATTATTGTAAATGGTGGAACTGGATTCACAGACGGTCAGTATTTCGATCAATCACTTTCAGGTGGATCTGGAACTGGTCTAAGAGCAAACCTTGTAGTATCTGGAAATGCAGTTACTGAGATAGTTGTAACAGACGGTGGAACTGGATACACTGGAGACTTTAATGTTACCAATGCTCCAACAGCAATTGGTTCTGGATCATCTCTAGTTCTTGCTGCTAAGGTATCTACTGTCAATAGAATGTATGCTAATGCTTCTATTGATATTCAGAGAGTTACTGGCAACACAATTTCTTCTGACCTCTATGGAACAGTTGGTGTTGCGAGATTCAAAAAAGCACAGTTCAATCTTGGAGTTGTTGGTAACGGATCAGTAGAACTCAAGACAGGTGCTGATAGCGGACTCGATGCTGACCTTCTCGATGGCGCACAAGGCTCGTTCTACACAAACGCTGGTAACCTGTCTTCTGGAACACTGCCAACGGATAGACTATCTGGAACATACAACATTGGTATTTCAGGTCAGTCTGGTAATACACTAAGACTTATCACTGGTGTTAGCAACCCAACATCAAACCCAGCACCTAGCGCATTCTCTGCTGGTATCATTGCTGATACTAAGAACAACACCGCTGATACTCTAGTTGATGGTGGTTCTAGACACTTAGTATTGTCAATTAGAAACGGTGGTTCTGGTCTTGATGCTACTTACGGTGGTGTAAGACAACTAGCATTTACTGATAATGATAATATGTGGATTCGTGGTTCAGGATCTACCCTGAATACATTTGGATCATGGGGTAAAGTTTGGACTTCACTGAATGATGGTCCTGGAACAGAACTAGATGCTGACCGTCTAGACAATCGCCAGGGTCACTGGTATCAGATTGCATATAACATAAATTATGGAATTCTCAGTGATAATAGACTTCCAACATATCAGACTGCCAAGGACTTCAACAATCAAGTAAGAGTTCTACAAACTAATAACCAACCAAGATATGATGTTTATATCAGAGATCAACTCCTGACAACAACACCATTCCTTCCTGGTCTAACAGTCAATCTTTACAATGCTAACTCTCAGGGTGTTGGAACTATTCTAATCACCAATGTTGTTACTAACAGCGATCCTAATGATACTTTCAATAACTACACTATTCTTACTGGATCACTAACAACTGGTAATTTTGTTGGTGCTGAAAGAATTGGAACTGCTGGAACTAACGTAGCATTCCAAGACTTTACCCTCAATAACTCAGGTAACTTTGAGGCTGCTGTTCTTGAGAGTGATGGTGGTGTTGCCAAACTAACTCTTGGTAGAGCAGATGGCACAGCATCAACTCCTGGTATCTTCTTCAGATCAAGCACACTCGCTGCTTCTGATTATAACGCAAAGATTGAAGCTTCTGGTGGTAATGCTACAAATGGTAGCGGATCTCTAAATGTTACTGTTGGAACTGCTAACGATTTCAAAGTCAATAACAACGTCGTTTGGAACGCTGGTAATGTAACATTCAACAGTGCTAACGTAGCAAGTAGTGCTGTTATTCGTGATGCTTCTGGCAACTTCTCTGCTGGAACAATTACAGCATCTATCACTGGTGCTTCTTCACTCAACGTCCTGAAGGCAGGCGATACTATGACAGGATCTCTGATCTTGTCTGGCGCATCCTCTAACTTGATTGTTGGTGGCACAGGTGGATTTACTGGCGCTGTCACGATGAGCAGCAACCTAACAGTTGATACTAATACATTAGTTGTTGATGCTACAAATAATCGTGTTGGAATTGGCACCGCTTCGCCATCTACATTACTTCACTTGAGGACATCATCTCCACTTATTATGTGGGAAGAAACTGATGCTACTACTAACAACAAACGTTGGGTTCAGGGTGCCAATTCTGAAGAGTTGTATTGGCAAGCATATAGCGATGTAAACGCTGGCGGCGGAAATCTGTTTAAGATGACAAGATCCAACCAACAAATTTCTACTTTTGTTGGAGTTAATGCTGGCAATACTTGGTTTGTTGTTGATAATACAAATCAAAGATTGGCAGTTGGAAGAACTGATACTTCTAGTGGATTTAAATTTGATGTAGGAGGAACTGCTCTTGTTAGAACAAGTCTTCAAATCAATGATGCTTCTGGAAACACAGGTGCTCCAATTGTCTTCGCTGGTTCTTCTGGATTCAAGAACTTCAGAATTGGTAACCAAGTAGCAGGTAATGATCTGTTTGAAATTACCCCATCCACTGCTGCTGGCGGAACTACATTCACACTAGCAACTGTTGCTGGTCTGTTGATGGATGGTGCTGGTAATGTTTCCATCGGTCAAACAAGTGTAGATGCTACTTATAAGTTAGAGGTTGGCGGAAACATCAACTTCACTGGAACTCTCTATCAGGATGGAGACCCATTTGTTACCTCACGTTGGACCGAAACTGCTAACACTACTGATATCTACAGAGGTTCTAAGGTTGGTATCAACAAACCGAATAATACCAACCTCACATATGATTTAGATGTAACAGGCACGGTTGGAATGACTGGCATTCTATATGCCAACGGTGATAAGCAGTGGTTAGATACTTACGGTATATTCAAGGCAAATAGAAATACTATTGGTGAGAATGTTACCATTCCACAAAACACAAACGCTATGACCGCTGGACCAATCACCATAAATAATAACTATACGATCACTATTGCGGACGGAGCTTCCTGGAGCATTGTATAAATGAGTATACTATCAGTTCATGACATTCAAGGTCTTAGTGCCTATCAAAATAAAATTAGAGTTCCTTCGGGTCATTCTCTTCAAGTAGAAGGAACTCTAAAACTCCCACTGTGGACAGATTCCACCAGACCAGCGGGACCAGAAACAGGAATGTTTGGTTATAATACCGAACAAGAATATCTTGAATATTATAATGGAACAGAATGGTTAGCAGCTGGTTCTTCTAGTGCTCCAGATGGATTAACACCTGGAACAGCTGCTGTTAGTGGAACACAACTCAAAGCAGACTATCCAGCATATACATCAGGAAGTTACTACTATAACATTGGAGGAACTGTATATCAGTTATACACTGATATGGAAACTGATGGTGGCGGATGGATGATGTTTGGATATGCTGGAAGCACAACTTCTCCTGGTGGTGATAGTATTTTAGTCCCATACAACGTATTTGGAACTGTTAGCAATAACAGATCTTACGGTCAAACTTCATTCTCTAGATTTGATATTGCCAAGCAAATTCAAGGAGCAGGAACTACATCTAGAATGATGTGGAGAAGAACCGATGATAGTAATGTAATTCTAGTTCATAGCGTAGAAGCAGCAATGTGGAACGTATTAGGATCTGCACCAACAGGAAATTGGCCGTCGTATAACAATACTGTTGGAGAACAAATTACATACATGAAGATGTCTAATACTGGTCCAAATGGATTGGTGCTTAGGGCAAATACATCTTCTAATCCACATACTTGTAGATATGAACCAGGCGGAACTGGTGGTGGAACTAACTACCCTGGTATTGCTTGGAATTCTCCTTTCTGTAACAACTCTGATGGTTATGGTGGATTTACAAATGCTATCAATAGAAGAGGACTAGTTTATTGGGAAACTAATGGTCCTCAGTCGTCCCAGCAATGGTTCCACGGATCAATTTTACAAATGGGTCCATCTGGAAGTCCTTATGTAAGTAGAGGCAGACTAGACGTAGAGGTATACTTTAAAGTATAATTATTATCATTATTGAGATTATTATGGATATTGTAAAAAATCAATGCTATGGCATGTTCCCTCAAATTTTGGGACTGTATGAATATGACAAAAAAGAATCTTTCAAAAAAGAAGTTTTAAAAATTATAGAACATTACAAGGGTTCGAAAGAGGAGTACATTCAAACTGATAATGGATTGACTCATTACTTCAATTTTGCCGATAGTAAAATATTTGAAAATGAAGTGGTCGATTTGAAACCATTTTATAATTTTTTGATGGAATCCGTAAATCAATACTCGGAAGAATGTTTATATCGAGTAGAGGAATGTAAGGGTTACATAGTTACTGATTGTTGGATTAATGTTGGAAAACAAAATTCTTTTCAACAACCACATAATCATGCCAACTCATTTTTTTCTGGAACTTATTATGTGAGTTTTAATCCAAAATATCACTCTAGACTAACATTTAGAAATCCACATAATTTCGCCAATTCTTATAATCAACCATACCTTGTTCTTCAAAAGCGAGACAAGTATAATAGTGCCAACAATGATTTCTATGTTTGTGACTTATATGATGAAGGTGATTTATTGATTTGGCAATCTGGACTTCATCATGCTTACGCCCCATGTTTGGGATCTGGAGATGATGAAGGAGAAACAGAAAACGATAAAGGGTATCATGGAAGAATTACAATCTCTATGAATTTTGTTCCTAAATACCTTCATCAGGGTCCATATTCTCTCGTAGTATCAAATGGCTAGCAAGATTAAAGTTGATGAAGTAACAACTGTCAGCGAATCTGGAAGTATTGTAATTCCAGGTGGAGTTGGATTATCTCTCACTGGTCCCATAGACGGAAGTTCTAATACTGGTTACTGGGCACTTCCAACTGGGACAACATCTCAAAGACCTTCTGGATCTGTTCCAGTTGGAGCTATCAGATATAATACCACGGAAGAAGATCGTGGCATGGAAATTTATGTTGCTGATAGCGATGGCGCAGGAACTCCTGGTTGGGTATCAGCATTCCAATTTTCCTCTGGTCCTGATGGATCAGCAGCAAATCCATTCGAATGGGTTTCTCAAGCTGATGGACAACCAGATGGACTTTATTATGTGAAGACTAGTGCTTCTACTTCAGTAGAACTTTACTTCAAATCTCACGGCGGTAGAATGTTTGCTCTAGCAGCACACAGAGGAACTGGCACAAATTTCAATGCTGGATTTAGTAATTCTGGAACTGGAACACCAGGAGCACCAACTGGTGGTGGAGATTGGATTCTTGCTGCTAGTGATCTAAACTATATGACTAGCACCACTAATAATCCAGATGCTTGGGGAATGGTTTTGATACCAAACTACAATGCTGGATATAATAATGGCAATTTGATTAGATCCAAAGGTGGTTCTAGAGCATATCCAACAAATGGCAATAACACATCAAACGCTGGTGACATGGCAAAGTATAACATTACTACTGGAACATATCCATCTTCGTGGAATACTTCACTAAATGATAACACTTACTGCAGTGGAACTCAAGTGTGGGCAGATTTTACTGGTGGTTCTGGAACTTCATATGGATTCAGGTGGAATACTGCTGGCGGATGTACTTACTTTAATGAAGCGGTAAATGGCATTTCAACTGGACAACCAGGAGGATATTATATCCATGGTTGGTTAAGATAAATATTAGTATATTATTTTTGTTATTATGCAACCATTGTTTATGAATGCTCCACTAGTGTGGAAAGATTATTATGAGTTTGATTATGAAAAAATCATGCCAACAATTCA